CTTTTTATCTTTCATGCCAATAATAACTAATGCATCTCTTGGATGTATAATTTCTAACAACTCAATAAAAAGCATTTCTCTTTTTGTTTGTTTGAGTTTGTCACCATCTCCTCCTTTGCGAAACAACTGCAACTTACGAGATTGTTGATACAAAAATGTTTCTGCATTAACAGGATCACAAGGCTTATACGGAGGGGTTCCAGGAGGTAGGGCAAACTCTACGGTAGGATCAAACATGTAGTTCAACACTTGCCATAGAACCTTGTGCTCGTGCTTCTTTAAAAAAGCAGCCCTTTCTTCTGTTTTAGTGAGTTTATTTGCACCTTCGAGAATTTCAAAGATTCCTAGTTTCATTTGAAGTCACCTATGTGTTCAGTTAGATTTTTAAGTTTATGTTTAATAAAATAGTTGAAGAGTTTAGAACTATCTCTTTTATTGTGCTGATCATTATACTGACGTAACACTTCGTCGCAGATATAATCAGGTATAAATTCTAGATTGACTAGCTGTTCATTTCTGCTCCAGCCTCTCTTCCATTCCTCTGGTATCTCACCAGTACGGATAATTTCATCTACTTTGGTTTTACGGATAGGCTTTTGACGACCACCATTAACAAAGCAAGAATCATCTGATGCTATATTAGGCACACCATCAGAACGATCTCCTTTAATTGTATGCTCTAATACATATTTTTGAGGATCGCTATGTTTAACAAATTTCTTTAGTACTGGATTATACTGATCAACGTTTGACCATTTCTGAAGCTGTACAAAATCCTTGTCTCCTGATAGGATCAGAATACGAGATTGTTTATCTCCATTATCAAGAATACTACCAAAGTTGTTAACAAGGGAAGCAATAATATCATCAGCTTCAGCTTTGTTAACTTGAATGACTCTGTACGGGAAGTACTCTTTGAGCTCATCTCTGACTCTATTAAGTATATCAAAGATAGCATTCCAGTCTAACTCTGATTTCTGTCTTTGAGTTTTACGAGCAGCTTTGTAATAAGGGAAAAGATCTTTGCGCCAATAATTCTTATCATCACAGGCAATAATCATTTCACCATAATCTTTAAACTTGAGTTTGTTTAAACGAATTGAGTTGAGAATCATATGCCTCAACAGACCTTCGTCTAATTCTATATTTGTATGATTGCCAATCTGAGCCATCAAATTTGAAATCATTACTTGATTTAAATCTACTATAATCATTTTACATTCCACTTTACATATTATATAGTAATAATAACACAGATCTGTTAATTAATCAACAGGGTCCTCGTCTTTTTCATCGGTCATTCCATTCCACGAAACACCACGAGAATCAATGACGTCTCCATCCTCATCTATCTCTTCAAGTCTTATTTCACAATCATCTGCAGCGTCTTGCATGGGGTGGTGTATGTCATGTACTCTTAACATAGCTGACTTAACGGTCTCGTGTATCATTACTATATCTTTCATGCTTTTCTCACCATCAAAAATGTATCCAAAAGAACCAGCTTTGTGTATTATGCTTCTAGTAAGATGAGTTGAAACCTCCTCGATATAGGTTTCATAGGCTTCATTAAATCTGTCTTCTAGCTCGAGCTCGGATGTAATCCTATCCTCATTTTGTTGAGCGCGAGGATTTCTTTTTGGAAACTGTATTACGTTTTCTGACATTTCGTCTCCTTGATGGTTCCCCACTACTATTTAGGTTATAGTAATCGTTATGCATCTCTTCAGTCCATTTACCAACATCTGGATACACGACACCTATATCGCGTTTAGGCATGCCTTTCATAGGACCTTCAAAATGATAAGCCATGGCCACGCAGATCATTTTAATCTTCTGGCCTTGTTCCTTACCATAGTAGCTGTCAATCCAATCTCCTGTACGGAGATAATGTTGCATATGACGTAAGTAGCCCTCAATGCTTGTTACTTTGGATTGAGCACCTTTTACATTAGTTCTAAGATAACGTCGCTCTTCAGAAAGAAGTTCCTTATTATGTTTGATCCACTCACGAACATTCTTTAATGAAAATGTATCTTCATCAGGCTTTGCTAGTACAGAAGGATGCACATTCATAGGCGCACTAGAAGTCTTTTTCTTAGCAGCGCGAGCTTTTGCTAGACGTTCTGCAGCAGCCTTCTTTTGCTCCTCAGTCATAGGCTTTCGAGGTTTTCTAAACTTCTTACGCTTAGGAGCAAGTTCCTGTTCGATCTGTTTTTTGAGATTTTTATTATTCATGCTCACCTCCATTGCCACGACCAAAACCACCAAAATACTCTGGCTTGCGACGAGCTGTTTCAAATGTTCCGACTGTAAGAATAATTCCTGCGATGAATAAAATATGAGCTACTGCACTATATGCAAATACAGTAATGCTACCTAAACTCATACTAAAGATAATACACCACATCCAAGCTAAAATTTGCATGACCACATGTCGGGTTTGCAAGTCTGGAATATTACTCAATGGATTAAGATTATGATCCATGATACTATTCCAACAATTTACTATAAATGTTTGCACTGGATAAACTCCTTTTTCATATGTCACCTTCAACGGATAGTGAGCATCAGCAATATCTTTAAATTCTATTGCATCATACTGGTCGATGAAATATCTAACCACAGTATGATCCCTGAAGTGTGCTTTGACTTTGTATATAACGAACTCCCATTTCTCACTTTATAATTAATTATCACTTATTTTAAGAAAAAGGTCAACAGTTATTTTTCTAGCCATATCTTTTCAGAACAGTATAATATGCCTCGGTGAGCTCTTTCATGTCTCTTTTCAGCACTTCAATATCATTCTCTAATTCTCCTATCTTTGCTCTAAGATAAGGATTCTCATAATCAAGTTTATGTTTCTTGTCTTTTTTTGCTGCCTCTTCTTTAGCGGCATCTTCTTTCATCATTTGAAATGCTTTACTGTATTGCCCCATCACTCTAACCCTTTCAAAAGATCTTTCCACTGATCTGCACGTCTATCCCAATTATAATAGGTATCAAAAAATGCTTTCTGAGATTTGAGTCCCATCTGCAGATTCTTATGATTCTTCTTGTCCAAATAATTTTCTACTGTTGCCATCAGAGCACCTCCAAACACGTTTGCGTGTTCTTGGTCTACTTCGCTGTATTGATAACCAACACCAAAATGACTCATTGTTTCCGACAGAGCACCATAGTTTGGATGAACAACAGTACACATTGCACTAGCAGCTTCGATAGCTGCAATACAAGACGTCTCAAGCCAGATAGACGGATATGCAAATATATGAGCTTTCTTTAGTGCCTCTTCGATAACATCGTGTGGCTGGTAGCCATGATATGTAATACCTTCGTGTTCTTTGCATCGATCAAATAACTGCTTGAAAGGCTCATCTCTTTGATCCCAACCATACAAACTAAATGAAGAATACACATCCAGATGAATCTTATCACCAAACATATCATACAATTTCTCGTAAACAGGAAGGAGAATAGATAGTCCTCTATGTGGTGTAGTATGATAAATCAAGTTAATTTTATCATCAAAATTCTTCTCTTCAATTTTGATTGGTTCAATGGCATTCTGTAAAACTACTGATTCAGAGTACTGTACACCGTGAACCATGTTATACATTAGCATCTGCCAATTGGAAACAAAAACAAGTTTCTCGAACCGGTTTTTGCTTTGCTTGTCTTTGAGATGTTGTGATTCAGGATCATGGGGAAGATCGTGTAACCAAAGAACAGATTTCTTTGAAGGATCAACGTAACGAACCCTAGAACATATAATTTGAAATTTCTCTAGAAGTTCAGGATCCAGACGTTCCTGCAAGCCTCGATACATACGTTCTGTACCACCATTAGACTTTGCTGTCATCTCATCAAGCTGTACTTGCTCAGCTTTCATCTTTTCATTTTCTTCTTCATATTTCTTTATATCAAGCTGCTCAGCATATTCTTGAAGATTTGTGTTCTCAGGAACATCAGTAAAAGTTAATTGTGTGCTCATTTTATTCTCTCATTCACCTGTGAATTATTTTTGGAATCTGACAGAATGTGTCCTGCCCTGATAAGTAAAGACGATGGTGGAATGTGAATAGACTCTTTGTCTTTCTTCTTCAAACCGAGTTTCAACAGAACAAGACCTCCTAGTACCACCAGTAGCAGTGCTATTTGAATGCCCAAGCATGCCACCAATAACAGCACCAGCCAATCCACCATCTTTTTCTCCTTTGATATTATTACCTAGAATTCCTCCTAGAATAGCTCCTTTAATCATATCACCAGATCGATCTCCAGAAACAGCTCTGTCTGTACAGACCTCAACCTGATATGGTTTTTTCATAATCACATCTTTGTAATGATCTGTGATATCTTGAGCATACGCTGAACTAGAAAAAAATACAACAGCCGCTGAGAGAATGAATTTATTCACTTGAGTTATCCTTCCATTTAATAAACCTATTGGGACGTCCCCAATAATCATTAGCCTTAACCTTAATAAATCTTTTATTTGTTTCTTTATTATTAGGATTAGGAACAGTAATCCATGGATTCTGATCTTTTAACCACGCTTCAGTAAGTGTTGTAATATAACCAATAGCATCGCGCTTTTCTCTTCGGATAGCCTTGAGTACATTACGTGATACGTTTCGACGTTCACCCTTACTTGTCTGTGTTGCTCTTGACTTCTTCTTTCCCATTTTTTTCATACCTCATGCTAAAATCTTCGGTGTTAACACCATATGTTTCAACCCAATCTAACTCTGGACCTTGATTTTCAATAATTTTCTTGGCTCTTGATTTTTCATATTCTTCGAAGTTCATTACATTCATCCAATAATAGTTGGTGGTCTTCCTCGAAGGCGCCTGCCTTTCCCGCCTCCATTATATATAGGTTGGAGGTCTAACAGAGTTTATACTCTCTCCCTATTGGTACTCGGTGAGAGATTCGAACTCCCGACAAAACGGTTATGAGCCGTTGGTTCTAACCACTGAACTAACCGAGTGTATTGGCGATTCCGAGAGGATTCGAACCCCTGACCCATTGCTTAGAAGGCAATTGCTCTATCCAACTGAGCTACGGAACCATAAAATTTAACTATTCCTTTGAAAGTTTATTATTCATATTATGTAAACAAGCGGCAAATGTTTTAGACCAAAACTCATAGCCCCATTGACCATGATTAAAAGTATCCCTCATTTTTAGACAATTGTCAAGCCTTTTTTCATAAAGCTGAAATTCTTTTGTGGACATCATACTAATTCCTCAACTATCCCAAGACCTTCTGCAGCTATAAGAAATAGTCCTGCAAGTACAAAATTACCCATGATAAGAAAAGCAAAGCCCCCTACACGAACAACACTTTTAACCATGCTGACATAGAAGTGTCCCTTCCCTGGATCCTTTGCCGCGATTTCAATTTTTTCAGTATGAAAAGCCATTATATTTTACTCCATCCATGTTTTAATAATTTTCCTTCAAAATCAAACAGTTGATCCAGGTTCATCTTTAGCTTTGTGTTATATCCATCTGTTTGAATCATTTCCACAACTGGTTGTGAAAAGCCATCTTTCTTGATATAATAAATTGTTCCTGGACGTTCAGAATTAATCCAACGTGAGTTCGTACGCATCATAACTGTTCCTTCTCATTATAGCTTCATACAATTGATCAACAAGATATACCATATCATCTTCATTACACTGAAAGCGAATACCAATACCACCAGCTTTATTCCATTTTACAATATTCTCTGGCTTATCGTCAACTAAAATATTAGGTTTACGATCAATTTCTGACCAAGCATATTTCCATTTTGTAGATGTGAAAATACAGTTTGAAACCTTAGGCATAAAAAGATGTGACTCAAGCCAACGACGTTTATGATAACATGAGTTGTTGGTATCACCTCTCATTGGCGATGAACAAATACCCCAATCAATTTCTTGTTCCCATG